AGATCAATTAACGCTTTTTCCTCTTCGGCCAAGTCTTTAACGCTTTTTTCATATTTCTTTGTCGCTTCCGTTAAATCGGTAATGCCGCCATTTTTCAACGCAGCTGATAACTTTATCGATTCTTCGGTCATTGCGGTGATCTGCTTTGTCACGGCCGTGGTTGCGGCCAATATATCGGCAAACGATTTTTTTATCTCTTCGCTTTGGATGATGTCATCCTTTTTTATTTCGGCCATTACTTTTTGTTTTTAGCGATTTTCAAATTATACGTCTCAACGTCTTGGATGTATCGATCCTCGATTGTGAGCCACTTGCGAACGGTCGTTTTATGTAGGTCAATTTGCATATTATTGCTGTAAAACCGTTCGATTCGTCTATATGGACAGACGGCCTAAATCACACTATATTCAATTTTTCGATAGATTCTAGCAATAGAATCTACATAAGTAAATCAACAACGAATTTTTTGTTTGTTGTTCACCTGGCTGGCGGTGTTACCAGTCAAGTTATTTTGCCAATTGGTTATATTTCCGGCGCGCCCTGGATAGAAATACACAAAACTTGGCAGCATCGTAATTCAATAACCCCACCCCAACCGGAGCCGAAGCGGGGCGGCCCCGGAATTACAACGAAAGCGAGAGAGAGTATGCCAACAGCGGAAATCAAAACTACGCCCGGCCCCTGGAAGGTAGACGGTGGACGCGGCAAACATGGCGACTTGTATATCTGGCAAAACGTCAAAGGTATCAGGCCGGAACACGCCATTGCAACCGTACATGAAGAAATGATGGAAGGTGCGCAGGGGAATGCCCGCCTGATCGCCGCTGCACCTGAATTGCTGGAGGCGCTACGGGCGGCTCTGGCTGTTATACAAAAAGCAAACGCGCAAAGCGGCATATCTCTTGATGACGCCAAAGTCATCATCCCCTGCCTTGCAGCTATTGCAAGGGCCGAAGGCGTCCAATGACCTGGACAGCCACTGCCCCCCGCAAGGACGCCATCGAGCGCATCAAGCGCGTCATCCGCTACGCCCAGGCACAACCCGCGTTCCCGTCATGCCGCAGCATATCCAAGGCGCTCGGCTTTGCCAATACCAGCCTGCGCACCAACCTGCTCCCCTGGATGCTGACTGGCTGGCCGGGACAGGCCCCGCTCCTGCGCAAGACCGCGACGGGGTACGAGTTGACAGACGCCGCCGGGGAACTGACGGGGAAGGATGAGCAATGAACGCGACGAGTCGAATGGAAATAAAACTGACTTACGGCGACGGCTTTTCTGGCAGAGCTTACTACATGAGAGTCGGCGACAAATCATATCAGTTAGGAGAAACCAATCCGGGCGGCCCGGACAACGAAGAGAAGGCTAGGGAAATTGCGAAAGAAAAACTAGCCGAGATGGGAATTTCGGAAAGCATTGACAATGTGAAATTTACGTGGGACGGCACGATGTAGCACGCCCAACACCGGCGCAGCAACGCCGGGACCAGAGACAGGAGCAGAATGAAAACTCTACAGGAAAAGATTGAACTCGGAATCAAGGTAAACCAAAAAGATGATAAAAAAAGATTTCCCGAAAGAAAGTTGTATTTTGTGGATAAGAAAACATCAATCCGATATTTTTGAACTTGCCTATTTTGACGCCGATAAACACGGCGGGGATTTTCGGGTTGTCGGCGGAGAATACCCAACAGCGTCAGATTTGATTGCAGAGTGGCGCGAATTTATTTTTCCGGCGTGGGCGAAGCAATGAGCGGGGATGAATTAGGGGAATTGAAATTCATTTTCAATAAGGTATAATATTGTTATGAGCGATGAACAACCAGAGAAAGAAGCCGGAGTCAAAGCGGGGGAGTTGCCAAAAATAAGCAAACAACACGCGTTGTTTGTTGATAACTACTTTGCGTTTGATGTTTATTACAATCAAACGGAAGCCTATCAGCGCACTTATCCAAGGTGTACGCGGGAAACGGCGCGGCGCGAGGGGCATAGACTCCTGACAAATCCCCACATTCAAGCTCATGTTCAGGCGCGTTTCGCAGAAATGCGCCAAAGCACAGATGAAATCCTTGCGCAGTTTGCCGAAGAGGGCCGCGCCAAAATGGGGACGTTTCTCAAGCCGGTTGATGAGTGGGCGTTGTATCCGCGCCCCACAGATGAAATTCTGGAAGAGGAAGAGCGTATCGATGACACTGACCCAGAGAAACCAAAGACGCGCATTTTTTACCGCGTGCGGCGTTTGGTTCTGGACATCGACAAAGTTCTTGATCCGAAATATTCGCACCTGATTCATAAGTTTATCGACAAAGGCAAAGAGGGGATGAGTATAGAACTGTACGATGCGCAAGCAGCCCGCCGGGAAGCATTGAAGGTGCAAGGCGCGTACAAGAACAACGTCACCGTCGCCGGGCCGGGCGGGGAGGCGCTGGCAATGATCGTCAAAACTTTAGATTACAAGATTTTCGACACTGACGAATTGGCCCGCATCCTTGCGGGGGAAAGTGAAATACTCGTTTATGCAGACGCGCTTAAGCGCATCTCCGCAAGCCAGAGCCAAAGCAGCGATTGAACTGCGGCGGCGTGAAGAGTCGGGCGAGATACAAGACGCTTACGCCGGATTTCAGGCGCGGTACTGGTCTGACCCGGTGGGTTTTGCGCGTGATTGCATAACCTGGACAGACGGGCAAGGGCTGGCCGATTATCAGCGGGAAGCCCTGGAAGCCCTGCCCACCAAAAAGCGCGTAAGTGTGCGCGGGCCTCATGGACTTGGAAAAACAGCCGACGCCGCCATAACGATTTTATGGTTTGCTCTTACCCGCGACGGGCGCGATTGGAAAGTTATTACAACAGCCAGCGCGTGGCGTCAGCTTGAAAAGTATCTTTGGCCCGAAGTTCATAAATGGGCGCGGCGCTTGAAGTGGGGGGTTATTGGGCGCGTAGAGTTCAAGCACGACCAAGAGTTATTGCGTCTGTCCGTAAAACTCAAAAGCGGGGAAGCGTTCGCGGTTGCGTCTAATGACGCCGAATTGATCGAAGGCGCTCACGCCGATCATCTGCTTTACGTCTTCGACGAAGCAAAAGCCATACCCGATACAACCTGGGACGCCGCCGAAGGCGCATTCTCTACTGGCGACTGCATGGCCCTGGCAATCAGTACCCCTGGCGAACCGCAAGGCCGTTTTTACGACATCCACAAAAGGACGGCGGGTTACTCTGATTGGTGGGTGAAGCGCGTCACGATGGAAGACGCGATACGGGCGGGCCGCATGGATTCCGCCTGGGCGGATGCCCGGCGTAAGCAGTGGGGCGAGAAGTCGGCGGTATACCAAAACCGCGTAGCTGGTGAGTTTGCCGCAAGTGATGAAGACGGGATAATTGCGCTGGCTTGGGTTGAGAAATCAAACGAACGGTGGAATGCCCGCCGGGATGCGGATAATTGGGAACCGCTCACGCGCCTGGGCGCAGACATCGGGCGCGGCGGCGACCCTTCGGTATTGGCGCGGCGGCACGGCATGGCTATAAAATCTTTCGACGAAATGAACGAGCGCGACGTAATGAGCATAACGGGACTGATAAACGGTATCCTAGCGGCTCATCCAAAAGCCGAGGCCGTGATTGATGTTATTGGTATTGGTGCGGGCGTTGTGGATAGGTTGCGCGAGTTCAAGGAATTTTTAGGCCGTATCCTGGGCTTCAACTCTTCCGAATCGACCAGCCGAAAAGACGCATCGGGTGAACTCGGTTTTGTAAACGAGCGGGCGGCTACCTGGTGGGAGATGCGCGAGATGTTGCAAGACGACCTGATAGACTTACCGCCTAACAATGACCTGATAGGCGAATTGACCGCACCACACTATAAACATATGAGCGGTGGTAAAATCCAAGTAGAAGCAGAAGAAGAAATCAAGAAACGCCTGGGCAGATCAACGAACTATGCCGATGCCGCGATTATGGCTTTCTGGAAGCAATCGCCGAAACGCATAATACCCAAAGCCAGTTCCCGGAGATATTGAAAATGTTAGACATCGAATTAGCCTTCAAGACGATCAAAGAAAAACGCGCCTACCTGGATAGTCTCGATAGGTACGCCAACGGTCCCCAACCGCTCAAGTATTCCACCGAACGACTCCGGGAAGCCTTTGACGACATTACCGCTCATGTGGAAATAAACTGGCTGAGTGTTGTAATCGATGCGACGCTGGATAGGCTCGGAGTAACCGGCTTTGATGTGCAGGATAACGAAACGGCGAACAAAAAGATAGACAAGCTATTTGCCCGCTTGCATCTAGACATCGAAGCGGACGCGGCGCATAATGCCGCCCTGTCGATGACCGAAGGGTATATCATTGCCTGGAAAGATGCGGGGGGCGAAATTGATCTGTATTACAACGACCCGCGCATGTGTCACGTCTTCTACGATCCCAATAAGCCCAAAGTAAAATCATTCGCCGCAAAATGGTTTCGGCGCGATGACGGTCATCACCAAATTACGCTTTATTACACAAACCGCTTGGAGCAATACGTAAGCCGTGGCGACAAAGAGACGGTAGGCCGCGCAAGCGATTTTGCAATGGACGGCGACGCACAGCCAAACCCCTATGGTGTCATTCCTGTTTTTGACCTGCGCTGTCCAGGCGAGACGGTCAAGGTGCTAAGTCTGCAAGACGCAATCAATAAAACTTTTGCCGACATGATGGTTAATGGCGAATTCAACACAGCCCCACAGCGTTGGTTGATAAGCCAGGCAGAACCGGGTGATTTGCAGTCCGGGGCCGGTAAACTCTGGTGGATTCCGGCTGGTGAACCTGGTTCTCAGGCGACTTTGGGGCAATTCGAAGCCGCGCCCGTCAGTCCGTATCTCGAAAAGATGGATAACCTGGCGAACGCCATTGCCGTTATTACTCGCACGCCAAAGCATTATTTTATGTCAACCGGCGCGAATATCAGCGGCGAGGCCCTGCTTGCAATGGAAGCGCCGCTGGTCAAAAAAGCAAAGTCAAGACAGCGTACCTTTTCGGCTACCTGGCAGGATGTGGCAAAGTTTCTGCTGCAATTAGACGGCGAAATCGTACAGGCCGAAGATATTAGCGTGATGTGGGAACGCGCCGAAGCCTTGCAGCCGTTGACCGAAGCGCAGACACGACAACTTGCAGTGAATACGGGTATTCCATTGGTGACGGTGTTGAAGCGTGAAGGCTGGACAGAGGCCGAGATAGCGCAGATGTTGAAAGACGCGGTGGAAGAAAAGAAACGCAACCGGGCAACCGGGCAGGCGGTGCTCGATGCGCTCCGAAATGAAGACGCGCAAAGCAATAATGCCGTAGTATAATGAGTTATTCGTCCTCACGGCTGGCCCGCTAATGGCCGCCCAACCTGAAAGGAAAAGCAATGAATGGTTTCGTGAATTACAGAACGACAATGCAATTAGACTGCAGCTATCAAGAACTTAGCGATTGGGTGGAGAAACAATATCCTGGCTCGACAACTTCGAGAGAAAAATTCCGCATCGGACTCGCAGAAATTGAACTTATCAATCATGTTTCTTGCCCTGCGTGTTTTGAGTATGTTTTTGAAATTCGAGCCCCGGAAGCTTACGAAAAACAAATAACCAGTTTTCTACAGACGGTCAACAACGTCTTTGGCGAAACGCTGAAAGAGATGATCGATATTTTCTTGCGCCATCCAAACAAAGTAATGGCAAAGGCTATTTTTTGGAAGGCACAAAAGCATCTTGCAGCCATGCGCGGGGGTGCGTTATGAATCCGAGAGACCGATTCCCCGTACTCATTATAACCAGCTTTGTAGTCGTCCTTGTTGCCGTCGCGTTTATTCCGGCGCGGGCATTTTCCCAGACTGTCGCGGTAGCCGAAAAAGAAGTTTTTGCAGGGGCGTCCAGCCAAGTGCAACTAGAAAAAAGCGCATTCCCCCGCTGGTCTGTAATTCCCTTATCTCACATTCCAAATCATGCACCCAGCAGCGGCTTCGAGAATGCCGAGCGCAAGTCATTCGCAAACGACGACGCGGCCTATTCTGGTGATCCCCACTACGCCTATTTTGAGCAAATGATATGCGTAGATTACGTTG